CGCGGAATATAATACCCATCACTTAATGAGGTATGAAGGGATTCTGGAACAGCTACTTCAAAATCATCATTCATTTTGACAGACATTAATATAGTTACAGGGTCTACCCCAGCAACAGAATTGGCCACAGTCAAATCATTGATGACATAAGCTCCAACAGCTCCGTTGCCATAATTCGCGCCAGCAAAAGTTGTTGCGCCGAAAAAGACATTGGCAGGAGATGGAACTTCTAAATAAGCCTTATCTTGACCCCAACCGATAGTCACAGTTGTCTCGCGTTCACTGGCTAAATCTAAAACGTGGGTATAAGCCACATTTGATTCAGTAGCGTTAAGCAGACTAACTGGATCCCACACGATGGCTATGCGGCCACGGTGAAATCCAGATGCGACAACTTGGAATCTAAAGGTCATTGAACCCCTCCAATATTTAAAAGGTTTGGCTACCCAAGCAGCTGGCGTCATGCCCGTTGGGTTGGATAGGTTGTATAAAGGTTGCACCGATGACCAGAATAATTCTTTGCCCGGAGAATCTGTAACGCCCCAAGCAAATTGTGCAACATAACTTTCACGTTGTGCCAAACTTTTAAAATCCATCTCGTCAGTACCAGCTACACCAACAACACGCGGATCGACAGTAACTTCATTCTTGGCATCTAAAGCCAATTTAGAAGTCGTATCCCCAGTGTTAGTATATGACATTGTACCGCAATACTTAGGCACCATCTCACCTCTGTCTCTAATGACAGCAGGCCGAGAGTACCCAAATAGTTTTGCAACACCTGCAGTTGTGCGGGCAGCCATTTCTGATGCTCGTGCATAGGGACCGATGATAGGTACATCAGTTAGCTTGGCAAACATTTTAGCTGTCGCGGTAGCAGGTTTGGAAATGGGGGCATATTCATCGCTCTGCGGAATCATACCGGACGCGTTATCACTAGTTGCAACTGACAATTGCATGTCTGTTGCCCAAATATAAGGAGTGATAGTTACATTATCTGTAGCTCCGTTTGCATGCCTAAGGATAGTAAAACTTTCTATGAAGATGCGTCCTAAAGTGGAGACATCGCCATTGGTTATACTAACGGCATTATACGGCCACAAGAAAGGCAACTCCAAGGTTCCCCCTTGATTAGTGGTAGGGTCCAAGTAAATGTGTGGCAATTGTGATAATTGCAATAGAAATGTACTCTTTGTGGTAGTAGTCACAATGTCGTCTTCCCCATGTAAAGGAAGATACGACGCAACAGCTCTACCAAAGTGAAACGCATTCCCATTTATCATAAATTTCACATGTAATTTACATCTCATCAAATTGTAATTCGATAATCTGTTAACAACACGTTTATCAGTGAAAAATATTTGCCACGGATCGAAAGTTGTCGACAAGTTATTACCAACGTTCCAATTTATAGGTGTTTGTCTTATCGGTCTTTCGAAAAATTTTTCCAACGATACGTCATTAGCCATAAATGACATTTCAGTAGTTGGATCGTGTACATCATCCATAGAGTACACATGGTCTTCTGAACCGTCCTTGAACGACACAATTTGGTGTGTTGCGTCGGATTCGGTCGTGACCTTCATATTTCCCCCCTCATCAGCTTGAGGGAGAAAATTCGGGGTATCCACCCCTAACTTTTTATGGTAAAAGCTTAAACCACACGGTCCCGTTAGTGGGACTTCCCTATTTTCTTCTTCGTAATTAGTAAGCGTCATATACTTTCTATTCTACGCTCAGGGAATAGAAACCGTAGTAGGTTAAGAAATTTCATCCCAAAAATTTCCTAAATATCTTGTTAAAGTATTGAACATGCCTGACTGGGATTTGTCGGTAATCTGTGTTCTATACTTGTTCTTCCATCTTTCAACGCGCTGATCGAAAGGAATTTCCAAATCAGTACTAGCTAAGTTTGCAACCGCTAATAACTTCTTTAGTTTCTTCCTTTGTTCATCATACACGTCCCTCCCATGATAAAAGAATTCCTCCGCTGCAGTCCTAGCGTTTTGAACCGCTTGTTCTGCAGGCGTGAGGTCGGAGTCTTCCATTGCACAGCAAAGTGCTTTAAAAATAGATTCTCTATCAAGAGCACCTACATGTTGTCCCAATTCTGGGATATAAACAGATCTACGCTTTAGGAAGTCAGCGTTAACATCTGTCATATATGGTACGGGGTCAGATTTTTTGTCAGGAGGTGTAAATTTCTGATCGTACTTCTCGAAGTAATTTGCAACAGATATGCAATTAAATTTATCCTTCGATTTGTGTACCGATCCTTTCACATCGTCTCCATAAGTCGCTATGGTTACAAAATTTTGAAAGTCATACTTATCGCCATAAATACTGTGCCAAGCACAACGCATTTGTAAGGAATTGACAATAGAATTAATATAGACAGTCAAATTTTGACCAGAGGGATTGGATCCTAATAATTGAACTAAAACGCCGTTGTAAGCAACAAACGGATAGATGACCTCAGCAGATAATGTTTCCATAATCTTGAGATCGTCTTCTGAATAATTACCACTAACTCGTGCTAGATCAATAAGAACTGCGAAAGCCGCCATAACAGCATCAGCCGGCATTCTAAGATCGTACTTGCTGTAGTCACCTGCTAAGATACGATCCTTGCCAAACTTTGTCATGTACCGATGAAGTTCTTCCCATTCTGGACCTGCCGCATTGATACCCACAGCACACTCACTAACCAGCGGAATGAGTGAAAGAAACCTCGCGACTGGTAGGAAATATTTGCGTAGCAAAAGCTGGAGCAATAACTCCGCCGCCTCAAATACGCGCACTTTATCCTTATCCAATTTAGTTGGTTCATCTTTCAAACACGCCTTAAAGACTGTGCCTGGTCTCTTCCCATTTCTCAACAATTCTTCTGCTTTTTCAAATTCATCCCA